TCACTGCTGTACTGGGCCGTGGTGGCGTGGGGCTCGGATTTCACGGGCTACGTACTGGATTACGGCACGTGGCCCAAGCAGGATCGGCGTGAGTTTACCCTGCTGAGCGCCAGGCACACACTGGACCTGGCATATTCCAACGCAGGTCTGGAGGGTCGCCTATTTGCTGGGCTCAAGGATCTGGCCCAGCAGCTACTGGGGGCACGCTGGAATCGCGACGGCGACGGGGCGGTCCTGGCGGTTGACCGGGCGATCGTGGACGCCAACTGGGGCCAGAGCACGCAGCTGGTGTACCAGTTCTGCCGCGAGAGTGATTTCGCCGGTGTCCTCTACCCCGGGCACGGCAAAGGTATCGGGGCCTCGGGAACACCGTGGAGCGAGTACAAGCAGCGGCCTGGCGAGCGGTTGGGGCACCACTGGAGGATTCCGCCGGTCAAACGGTCCAGGCCGACCCGGTACGTGATCTATGATACGAATTATTGGAAGTCGTTCACGCATGCGCGCTGGACTACGGCGATCGGCGATCCGGCCTGTCTGACGTTGTACGGCCGGCTCGAAGGGCACAAGGTTTCGGCGATGGAGCACGTGAATTTTGCCGGGCAGCAATGCGCCGAGTACCCGGTGCGGAACGAGGGGCGCGGCCGGACTGTGGATGAGTGGCGTCTGAAACCGCACCGGCCGGACAATCACTGGTTTGACTCGCTGGTCGCGGCGACGGTGGCGGCGTCCATGGCTGGCGTCTCGATGGTCGGCGGCCAGGTGCCCCAGGTTGTGCAGGCAAAACTGCCGAAAATCACAAGGGAATACCTGCATGCCTGCGGACGACTCTAAAACCGGTGAGTTGCCGCGAATCACTGGCGCGGATTTGCCTGGCGGCGGAGTGGCATGCCCGAAGTGCGGCTGCACGCATTTTATCACGACGAATACCGAGCGGCCCATGCATGGGCTGACGAGGCGCAGGAAAATATGCCGGCATTGCGGCAGGAGAGTGGTCACGTATGAGGAGCTGAGGCGATGAAAATGGTGATAATTGAAGCGACCCAAGATGTTGAGCTGGAACACAACGGTGTAGTACATTGTTGGCGCAAGGGAGAGCGTTTGTCGGTTCGTGCTCAACCATCTACATGGAACGACTACTACCGGGATGGTGTGTATCACATGGTCTGTGGGCAGGGCGTCACTGTCCCGGTGCTAGGTTTTCGGTTAGCAGAGGCAGTCTGCGATGCCGAGTCCAACCCAAAATGCGACGTCGAGATCGGCCGCCCAGAGGGCTGGAAATCGTCGGTATTGACCTGCTGCGAAAACGACCCGTCATGTAGCGCCTGCATGTTCTTGATGGGGGACAGATCTGAGTGCACGCTGATATCTGTGATCAGATTGTTGGACGATATGCTGGCCGATGAAGAGGCTAATTGCAGGCGACTGGCAGCGGTGCTGATGTCCTTAAGGGAATCGTTAGGCCCATCGGTCAGCTCGTGCACGAGCACCGTACGCCGGAAATGATTGCTACAGGTAGCAATCTCGATGTTGACGTGCTTGCATTGCTCGCCGCGATCCTGCTATTTCTAAAAATAGCGGACCGACCCCGAGTGCAGGATGCGGGACAGGACGTCACCGGGGCCGTGTTCCGCTGATTGGAGGCACGATGCTGACAGTCAGCCAGATGCGGCATGCGATCCGCATCCTTCGCGATGGCGACTGGCCGGCGGCGATCCTCGGCGCGCCACCGCCGGGGTGGCGGTTGGGTGGAAATAATCATCCGCTTTGCGAACACTTTGCGAGGGAACTCGAGCAGTCGCTTGAAGGCGAAGATCCAGAAGCAGAACCGACGGAACGGCTTGTTACCAAGCTGGAGCTCGTTACCAAGCTGGAGCTTGGTAACGAGGGGAACGAGGGGAATGAGGGGAACGAGGATAGCGAGGGTCATAGATGACCGCTCTAGATGACTTGGTCACGGCATTTTTGGCTGCTGCGTCGAAGCCGCAATCAGTGCGGAACGACAAGTTATACGCCAAGCAGTATTCGCTGAAGGACTTCGTCGAGCTGCACGGCTATTTGAGTAGTATCGAAGCGGTGACATCCGCGGCGACGCAGGTGGACGGCGAGACTGCCGTGATGCCGGGAGTGCGCACCAACCAACTTACGCCCGGTGGTGCGGTATGAGCACGACGCTCAACATGACGATCCAGATGACGCGCGACGATACTCGCACAACCACTGGACGACTTGTGTCTCTTACAGTTGGGGACTACCGCCAGGCAAAAACGATTCCAATAGGACTGAGTGAGGTCACGATCGCGATCGATTCCGCGATCGTCAACGCGGGCCACATGTACTGCAAAAACCACACGGACCCGGCTGTGGATCCGACGAATTACGTGGATATCGGTTACTCGACTGGGGTCTACCCGAATCGGCTCTATGCCGGGGAATCGTGTGCGATTCCGCTGCTGCCAGCGGCGGCCAATATCTACGTGATCGCGAGCGACGCGGCCACAAAGTTCCAATACGAGATCACCGAACGGGCGTGAGTAAAATCCAGCACGTTACCAAGCTGGAGCTTGGTAACGAGTGTGAACGAGTGTGAGTGGCAAGAATGATTGAGGTGGCCAAAAGTAAGATCCTCGACGAGCATGGCCAGCCGTACGCGCGGGTGCGGGTTTCGGAATCGCTCGGACGGTCACCCAGAGGGTACCCGGCGTACACTCGGGCCGGATTCGATGCGGCGAGCCCAAGTCACACCGACAATCGGCGTCACTGGCTCAACGCGGATGAGCTCGCGCCGAATAGCGCGGCGTCGGCCGAAGTGCGCAGGACGCTCCGAAAGCGTGCGAGGTATGAGGCCAAGAACAACAGCTACTGCCGGGGCATGGTCAGCACGCTGGCCAATGACTCCGTTGGGCGAGGTCCGCGACTGCAATTGCAGCGCGAATCCGGTGCGGACAATCGCGAAATCGAGCAGGCCTGGACCGGCTGGACCCGTGCGATCCGACTCGCGGCCAAGCTCAGGCAAATCCGGCAGGCCAAGGCCGTGGACGGCGAGACACTCGGCATCACGGTCGACAATCCGCGGCTGTACCCCGTGACGCTGGACCTTCGGCTGCTGGAATGCGACTACCTCGCCAGCCCCTGGAATTACCTGGGCGACAACGAAAACCACGTGGACGGCGTCGAGCTGGACGAGCTCGGCGAGCCGATTAAATACTGGATCCTGGATCATCACCCCGGAAACGACTACGTGCTGGGGTTGCCGTCGGAGGGCTCGTGGTATCCGCCCAGCCGCGTGTTCCACGTCGTGTACGCGGACCGGGCCGGCCAGGTCCGCGGAATCCCCGAGATCACGCCGGCCCTGGATCTGTATGCGATCTTGCGTCGATACACGCTTGCGACGTTGGGTGCGGCCGAGACGGCTTCGGACGTTGCCGGGATCCTGAAGAGTGCGGCGCCACCCGACACGTCGCCGCAATTGGTCGATCCGTTCCTGCCGATCGAGTTCGAGCGGCGGGCACTGCTGACCATGCCAATGGGCTGGGATATGCAGCAGTTGAAGGCCGAGCAGCCCACAACGGCCTACGGCGACTTCAAGAAAGAGATCATCAACGAGATCGCCAGGTGCTTGCACATGCCCTTCAACGTCGCGGCAGGCAACAGCAGCAACTACAACTACGCCTCGGGTCGGCTGGACCACCAGTTGTATTTCCGCGCGATCGAGATTGAGCGGCACAATGTCGAGATCGAGATCCTTGACAGGCTGTTCGGGCTGTGGCTCTCGGAGTACCTGATGGTCACTCGCAACGTCAGGCCGCGAGACTTGGTGGTCGAAGAGTGGCCGCGGCGCTGGGTGTGGGATGGGTTCCGTCACGCCGATCCAGCCAAGGAAGCCAATGCGGTCCAGACACTGTGGAACTTGGGGTTGTTGACCGACGACCAGTACCTGCTGCGCGAGGGGATCGACCCCGAAGAGCACTACGCCCAGCAGGCAGAGCAGAGCGCGAGGCGCAGAGAACTGAAATTGCCTCTGCCAGGCGTCGCGATGCAGCTGATCGAGGTGGACGAGGATGGTGACCCGGCGCCGACGGCAAACGAATAAGGCAAGGGATGGCCAGCAAACAGAGCAGACGACGACTGAGGGGTAAGGCGAGAGCAGCCGCGGCCGGGCTGCAGCAGCTCACGCTGGAGGCTTCTGTGAGTGTGGAAGCCGTTCAATCCGGCGCCGATGGCCAGGTGCGGCTGCCACGCATCTCGATCGAAGCCTACAACGGCGGCGTAATGCGGCCGAGCCGTTTCTTTGGCGATGTGATCATCGATTTGTCGGGGGTCCATAAGGCCGCTGGCGCGGTGCCGCTGCTACTTGGTCACGACCATTCGCAGATCGTGGGGCACGCCGAGGTCACGATCACGGACAAGATCGCAGCGGAGGGCGTGATTTCCGGGACAGGCCCAGCGGCGCAGGAAGTCATCGGCGCCGCCAAAAACGGTTTTCCGTGGAAGGCGAGCATCGGCCTGGCGGTCGAGCGTGCCCTGTACCTCGACGACGACGAGGAAGCGAACGTCAACGGCACCACGGTGTCCGGTCCAATAACGGTTGTCCGGCAATCGCTGCTGGGCGAAATCAGTGTCCTACCGTGGGCTGCCGACCAGTCCACGTCAGTTAAAGTGGCCGCGAGCCACAACAACGGGGTAAGGAGGCCCACACCCATGGATGAGAAATTTATTGCGTGGCTCGAAGCAAAGGGATTTGACGGCGACGAGCTGACGGACGTGCAGGTCAAGGCACTCGAGGCAAGCTGGAAGGCGGAGACGCAGACGCCGCCGCCCGATCCGATGGAGGCCAAGCGGAAGGAAATCGAGAACGAGTGCCGGGAGGCCAGCCAACAGGCGGTCGGCAACCCCCTGCAGGCGCAGCGGGAGGCCCAGGCGGCCGAGACCCTGAGGGTCGCGGAGATCCGCAAGATCTGCGCGGGCCAACACGCCGACGTCGAGGCCCAGGCGATCCGCGAGGCTTGGGACCCGGTCAAGGCCGAGCTGCAGGTCCTGCGGGCGGAGCGGAGCAACGCACCCGCGATCCACGTGGCGAGCAAGGAAACGCCCACGGCCCAGGTGCTGGAGGCTGCGTGTGCTCTCGCGGGCAATTTTGCCGAAGCGGAAAAGACCTTCGATGCCAAGATCCTTGAGGCGGTTCACAAACGATTCCGCAGCGGGATTGGGCTGCAGGAGCTGCTGCTTGAGGCAGCTTGGGCCAACGGCTACCAGGGCCGGCGATTCCGCGGCGATGCGGACGGCGTGTTGCGGGCTGCATTCTCGACCAAGAGCTTGAGTGGGATTTTGTCGAACACGGCCAATAAATTCCTCCTCGAGGGATTCATGTACGTCGAGCCGTCGTGGCGAGAGATCAGCGCCAGGCGATCGGTGAACGATTTCAAGACTGTCACCAGCTACCGCATGACCGGCGATATGCAATTCGTCGAAGTCGGTCCGGCCGGCGAGCTTAAGCATGGCGAGGTGGACGAGGAATCGTATACAAACCGGGCTAAGACCTACGGCAAGATGTTCGCGATCACGCGAACTGATCTGATCAACGACGACTTGGGGGCCTTGACCGCAATTCCACGACGGATCGGACGAGGCGCCGGGCTGGGTCTCAACCATATTTTCTGGACGGCATTTCTCGATAACGCGTCGTTTTTCACCACGGGCCGCAGCAACTATCAGGAAGGGGCCGCGACCACATTAGCGAGCGCGGGACTCAAGACCGGTGTGACGCTGTTCCGGAAGATCACGGATGCCGACGGCAAGCCGGTGGCGACGTCGCCGCGGCTCCTGTTGGTCCCGCCGGATCTCGAGGTCGCTGCCGACGAGCTCTACGTGAGCACCAATATTGTTGCGGCCGTTGGCGCGGACGCGACCTATCTGCGGGAGCCAAGCGCCAACGTCTTCGCTCGCAAGTACCGGCCGATCGTGAGCACGTATCTGAGCAACAGCAACTATACGGGCTACAGCACGACC